TTGAATTTGATGCGGAAACCGTGCAAAACGCAATATTAGGAGGTGAGCAGTAATGTCAACAACAACCATTCCAACACAAATTATTGATTTCAATATATATAATGCCCCAAACAAATTGATAGGTGCAGGTGATGAAGTTACATTACCTAAAATCGTAAGTAAAACATATACGGCGGCATTGGCAGGAGGCGATATTGACCTGCCGGGTTTAACTACGGAAAATATGGAAATGGAAGTACCGTTTAATGTATTTGACAAAGAGGCAGCAAGCACAATGAGCATTTCCAAGGTAAATACATTAATAATCCGTAGTTGTCAGCAGAAAGCGGATACAAAGACACACAATCTATCTTATGACGGCTTGAAATTGACTATTCGTGGTTTTACCAAAGAAGTTGATTTAGGAACATTAAAACGTTCCGACAAGATGGACAGTAAAATCACAATGACATTAACGTACATAAAGATTGAAGATAGTTCAACGGTATTCCTTGAAATTGATAAATTCAACGGAACATTTATTGTCAACGGAAAAGATGTCAGAGAGGGAATAAACAAGTACCTATAATGATGCAACGATTGCGGAGGCTACTATGGGAAAAGAATTAGAATTGGCGATTAAAATCGGCGGTAAAATTGATAAGTCGTTAGGTTCGGCAATCAACGCCGCCCAAAGTCAATTAAATACCATAAACAAAGGTATAGATAGAGCAGGAATGGCGATAGCCGCAGGAGTGGCAACAGTAACGACAAAATTAGTAGTTGATAGTGTCAATACATATAAAGATTATCAATCAGCATTAAACAGTGCGGCGGCAACAGCAGGCGTAGAACGTGGTACGGCAGAATACGAGGCTATGGATAAGGCGGCACGAGAGGCAGGGCGTACAACCGTGAAAACGGCACAAGAAAGTGCAAATGCACTTGAATATATGGCACTTGCCGGGTGGAGTGTTGAAGATAGTACAACGGCTTTAATGCCCGTATTAAAACTATCTGCTGCAACAGGTGCTGACCTTGCAACTACTTCCGATTTGGTTACTGACAGTATGGCAAATCTCGGTTTAGGCATTGGAGATTTAAACCATTATCTTGATGTGTCGGCAACGGCAAACAACAAATCAAATCAAACAGCCATGCAGTTACAAGAGGCGTATTTAGGTGTTGGTGGTGTACTGAAAAATCTAAATTCACCGATTGAGGAAAGTGCTGCGGTTTTGGGGGTATTAGCAAACAGAGGTACAAAGGGCAGTGAAGCGGGTACGGCGTTAAATGCAATTCTTGTTAATATGCAAAAACAAAGCGGCGATGCGTATAAAGCTATGTCAAAACTCGGTGTGTCAATGTATGACAGTAGCGGCAAAGCACGTTCAATTATTGATGTTTTCCAAGAAATATCAGATAAAACAGCAGGCATGACAGAAGAAAACCGAAATTTAATGTATCAAATGATAGGCGGTAAATCACACTTGGACAGTTTCGCTAAAATCATGCAAGGTTTCACCACAGATACGGCAGACGGGCAAAAAGAAGTATATTCACTTGTCAATGCCTTTAAGGATTGTGATGGAGCGTTAGACAAGCTATATGGTATAAAAACCGATACGCTTGAAGGTTCGTTAGCAACATTAAACAGTGCATATGATGATATGAAAATATCAATAGGTGAGTCAATCGCTCCAATACTGAAAAATTCAGTTGAGAATTTAACGGCAAAAATACCCGATATTCAAAATATTATCATAAATTCATTAGAGAAAATCATACCTGCGGCATCTAAAGTATTAGATTATGTTGTTGATAATGCTGATAATATTATTTTAGCAATAAAAAATATTGCTAAGGCGTTTGTAGGTTTTAAAATCGCAAGCGGAACAATTAAAGGTATCAATGATATTATAACGTTGTTTAAGGGATTATCTCAAATCAGTTCAAAGGTTGGACTTGCAAAAACCTTGAGCGGTGTTATCGGTTCACTTACTGGAATTTCAACTGCCGGAGGTACTGTATCGGGAGTAATAACAGGTATTGCAGGTTCGTTTGCGGCAGCCGTTGGACCTGCGACATTAGCGGCGGCGGCAATCGTTGGATTTGCAGCAGCAGTAAACACAATATATGAGCATAAAAGGAATTATGCAAACGGTATGAATGAGGCGGCAAATGGCATAGAAAAAGCATCTAATGCACTTACAGAATATAACGACATAGCGGCGGAAGTTCCTCAACTAAGAGAAGTTATAAGCAATCCCGAAAGTTCAACGCAAGATGTAGAAAATGCAAAATCACGTTTGCAGGAAATTGCGGAAATGATTGAGCAAGAATATAATCTTAAGATTAATTGTGACACAACACAACTTGAAAAAGCAGTAGAATTGGCACAAGAAGCAAGTAGAGCAGATTTCGTAAGTTCTGCATCTGAATATATGGACAAAGCATTTGAAATTGCAGGTGATTATAAAAACGGCAAAAATAGTATACCAACATTGGAAAATGACGTTACTAATCAAACCAATCGGCAACTTGAATTGTCAAGCTTATATGCACATGCAAAAAGTACACAAAGCAGAGAGCAAGCCGGACTTATTACAGCAGAACAATATGCGGCAGAAATGCAGCAAATTAGAGCGGAGGCTAATGCACAGGGATATGCTACATCTTTTGGAAAAAGTGCAACTGACAGCAATACAACAGCGAGTGAATTGATTAACAATTTGCAGACATTTTCTGAAAATGCAAAATTTGCAGTGGAACGAGCAGAGTCAGATTTATCAAATGCACAAGCACAAGTACAGGAATATGAGGACAGCACTTTAAAAGCAGGTAACGCATTGAATTCAGTTTTAGCGAGTGATACAAATGCCGGAAATCTTGCCAATATAGATGCAGATATTTCGCAAATTCAATCATTAGGACAATCAATGGTTGATGCAGGAGCAAATACAGATAAATTAGCAACTCAATTTGCCGCAGCAAAAGCAGGTTATACCGACTTTGAAAAGGCAGTCGGTGAGGGCAAAGCCGCAGAAATG